CCTCCAAGAATATGGTGCCCGCAGAGTTAGGCTTCTTCATCGGCCCGATCAGATCGGCCTTGAGCAGCCTGTCCTGCGGCAAACTGGCCGACTTGAGCCAGTCGCGCATGGCTCCCCAAATCTCGGCTCTCTTGTTGCCCCACATCACGGGATTCTTGGCCTTCCAGCCGAAGTTGACCCCGCGCACTTTGTACTTCTGCTCGGTCAACCTGTCAAGGATGCCGTATCCGAGACCACCCTCGTCGATCACGGTCAGTGCTGGGCGGTACTCCTCGATGGCGTCGATGACGTGGCCTACGGTGGTCATGGTGTCGTCGCCTCGGAACCGCTTGATCGCCACGATGTCACGCCCTTGGCGCACGGCGATCACGGTGCTGTCCATGCCACCTCGGGCCGGGTCCACGCCGATCACGATGGGGGCGGTCATGTCCTTGTACTTGGGGCGCTTCATGGCGTCATCGACGAGGTGGGGTGCGATGAACTGGTCCTGCCCGCTCTTAGGGAAGTCCCCATAGACCTCGACCCGGGCCTCGTCGGAGTCCTCGCCGTACTCCTCGATGATCTGCTGGTAGATGGTCTTGTCGGTGCCCTCGACGGTGCGGGCGTCGATCTTCTCGGACTCCCAGAAGTCCCGCTTGTTGCCATCAACCGCCTCGTAGAAGTACCCGGTGTTGCGCCGTCCGTTGGAGAACGCGAACCAGTACCGGTCAAGGATGTTCTCGGTGAAGAAGCCCGCAGCCACGGACCAAATGCTGTCTGGGATACCGCTGGCTTCGTCGAAGATCACCATCATGCCGTCCATGTTGTGAACACCGGCGTAGGCGTCTGGGTTCTCCTCGCTCCACAGCTTCCCCTCGGCACCCCAATACCGGGTGCCCTTCTTGAGGTCACGCTCGACCAACTCGGTCAGCCACGCAGCCGGGTTCAGGCTCGTGGCCGTCGGCTCCCACCAGTGGGCGTTGATCGCCATCGTGACCCACTTGGTCAACTCGCCCCAGGTCACCTTACGCAACTGGTTCTCGCTGTTGGCACTGACGATGACGGAGCTACCGATCCGGGTGGTCAGCATCCACAGGATCAGCCAGGACACCAACGCCGACTTACCCACCCCCCGGCCCGACGACACAGCCCGCCTGAGAGCGTCGATCAAATCACCCTCGGTCATGCGCCCCCGGTTGTCCTTGATGAACTGGGTGATACGCCGCAGGGTTCTGCGCTGCCACGCCCGGGGTGCCTTGAAGTGTTCGAGTGGGGTGTTCTTCTGCCCCCAAGGGAACGCAAACAGGACAAACGCCTCGGGGTCGTCCTTGATCGAGGGTGACCACAACTGCGACATCAGCAGTTGCTCCTCCTCGGGTGAATACCTCATGCGCTGCATGAGTTGTCCTCCAGTCTTGGGGTCACGTCAATCACCTCGGCTTCGATCACCCGGGCGTTGGCCTGGGCAAGTGCTTCGGTGATGGAGATGGTGCCTGCGAGTTCAATCTGCTTGGTCTCGCCGTAGCGCTTCTTGTTGTGGGCACCCATGAGCCACTTGCGCGTGTCGATGCGCAGCTTGTCCCGGTTAACCGTGTCGTTGCTCGAAGGGTCAACCGCTTCAACCCCATCAGCAATCTCGAGGATCTCCCCGGCCAGGAACTCCGTGCGCATCTCCTGCGCTTCCTTGAACCGTTCGTGGCGCTGGGGATCACGCTTGATCCAGCGCAGGAAGTCCTCGTAACTGACGACCCGATGGTCGTCCTCGATCAAGGACTGAAGGGATCGGCCACGATAGATGTCTTCGATCACCCGCTCGAAGATCTGATCATATTCGAGGTGTAGCAACTCACGCGCTGACTTAGATGTGCGCGGGGGCTTGGGGTCTGGGCACGACAGCCAGCTTGGCAGTGGGGTTTCACCGGTGACAACCGTGCCTACAGAAACGGGATTTGCGTGTTCCATAGTGACTGTGAGTGTATATGACTTTGCCGGGATCGTGCAACAAGGGATCAGTGGGGGTAGGTAACCCATTGGGTTTTTGATTTTTGAAAAAATTTTCACGGGGTTTGTGGGGCCTACGTAGCCGGACCATCGACCCCGCTGGCCCTACCCCCTCCCCATGCCCCAGCGACCCCGGGCACCCCGGCAACCGCGCACCCAGCACAGACACCCAGACCCCGGCACCCAGTGGGTCAGGGGCGAAGCACGGCACCCCTGAACCCAGTGGGTTAAGGTGTCCGGGGCCATTTGGGAAACCATCAAGAATCCGGGGAAACCGGGCACCCAGTGGGGCAAGTGTTCCCATGTTCCCGGCAAAGTGGTACAGTGGCGACGGTTTCGCCTTTCGCGCGCCCGCGAACCCTTGATTCAATACGATTGGAAAAGAGTCTTTTATTTCTGAATCCCCAGATTCATTTACCCTCGATCCTTGACAAAGTGTCACCACTGCGCTAAAGTGTTGGGAACATGGGAACAGTAAAGAAAGGACACCCAATGAACCGCGAAGCCCTAGAAAATGCCGTTTATGACGCCTTCCCTGATTTGGACATGGGCGACATTGAGCGGATGGACACGGACCAACTCGAAAGCCTCATTGAATTGACGCGCCCGAAGCCAGCGAAGCCCGAACCCGTGAAGCCTTCCCCGCCGAAGGTTCGAGAAAGCAAGAAACCCGCGCCGCCTGTCATCATCGCCCCGCGCACCATTGGCGAAGCCTTCGCACTGGTTGACGGTCAGTTGATGCGGCGAACCGTGGCGCGTGTCGAAGTGGTGCAGCGGGATAACGTGCGCTTTTCCCGTGAAGTCGAGCAGCTAACCCCGTGCGGGGACCGGGTGCGCTTTGGCGGGCGAACGTACCGCGCCGCCGTGGTTGCCCACTACCTGAAGACGGGCGAACTGATGAACCGTGCGCCGCGCGCTGCAAAGCCCCCGCGCTATCGCGCCAGAGTGCGCACCCCGGGCGGGCTGGTGCATCTCGGGTACTTCGGGAGCGTTGAAGAACGCGAAGCGGCCGTTTTTGCCTATCGTCTAGGGATTTTCCCCAATGGGTCAAAATAACGCTTGACAAGTCAAACCCAGTGGGTTACAGTAGCTTCACCGTAACCCGTAACCGTAAGGACTGACACCATGAACCGCCACTCTCTGACCTATCTCGAACTGAACCCCGAACCCGTGGAGCGCGAACCCGGCCCGCTGGCGATTCTTGCCGGTGCAGCCTTCGGACTGTTCGCCCTTTGGGTTGTGGCCGTGTTTCTCTTTTCCCTGTAACCCGTAATTTGTAAGGACTTTTCAATCATGGCAAAATGCGACTACTTCATGCGCACCCCGTCGGGCGACGTTTTCAGCACGTCTTTTCCCGAGTACCACAAAGAATGCACCCAACTGACCCGGGCCGAAGGCGAGAAGATTTACCGGGCGCAAGTGCTGTCCGACATTAAGAAGAAGATCAAGCCCGGACAGACGATTTATTGCACCCTCCGCAGTGTGTCGGCCAGTGGGATGCAGCGGCGAATCAGTCTGCACACAATCCACAAAGGTGAGTTGATCCCGCTGGATCATGCCGCCAGCGTTTTGACGGGGCGCACACTGTCTGACAAAGGCGGCATTGTGTGCAATGGGTGCGGCATGGATATGGGCTTCGATCTGGTGTATTCGCTGGGTTACTCAATCTGGCCCAAAGGCACCCCGAAGCCCCACGGCACCCGCAACGGCCAGCCCGACAAAAACGGCGGCTATGCACTTCGTCATTCTTGGATTTAAGGGGCGCACCATGAAAACCGTACCCATTGAAGGCTCGGACCTTCGCACCATTGAACCCGTGAACGGTGTTTTTCGCGTTGCTGGGTTGATCCGCAGCCCGCACCAATTGATCAGCATCAAATGGGAAGTGGACAACGCCAACGGATCAACCGAGTGCGAAGCGTGGCGGGGGCAGTATGAAATTGATTGTCTGACCCGCGCCGGTTACACCGTGCTTGCCATTGAACCCCATTTTTAAGGACTGACCATGATTGACCTTTTGACCCTCGAACCCAACGAAGCCGAACGAATCGCCTATGCCGAAGGCTTCACAATGGCTGCGGAACTGTTCGCCCGTATCGCTGACCTCGAAGCCGAACGGGACGCACTGGCTGAAGAACTGGAGAAAGTGAAGGACGAAGCCGCAGACGATTCGCTGGCCCGCTGGGAGAACGAAAACGGGGACGCCGAACAGTACAAAGAATTTTTCTTTGACTGCTTCGCCCGTCTGGCGGGCCACTATCCCGCCCCGTCTGTTTCTTCGGACTATGACAAGTCCGTGATTTTTGCAGCCATTGAAAAGGGCGAAGGGTGCGCCGAATGAACGTAACCGACAAACCCCTAGCCGCCCCCGGCCTCAATTCGTACCGATACCGGGGCCGCTACGGTTTCATCATGATAGGGGCCACGGATACCCCGGACGCCCTGAACGAAGCCCGCCGAAGCACTGACGAACCCGTAACCGTGAAGGACTGACACCATGAACCGCCACTCTCTGCACTACATCGATTTGCACCCCGAACACGTGAACACCGCCGAACCGTCCCCGCTGGCGATTTGGGCCGGTGCCGCGCTGGCGATGTTTGTTTTTTGGGCAAACATCGCGTTTCTCTTTTCCCTGTAACCGTAAAAGAGGGTTATACCATGGCAACTATCAAATTCCGGGCAAAACCTGAACCGCTGCACTATGCCGGCGAGGATGAGCCGCGCTACATGCGCGTAAAGGTCCCCATCCTTGACCGGAAACACTGCGACATGGCGGCATTTCGGTGCCATCCGAAATATGGTGCCTATGCCAATTCGGATTTGTTCAAAGGGATACTTGCTCGGATCCGGGCAGATCGAATGGGCAACTATATCAACCTGTCAGATATACCGGACGGCGTAACCGTAAAAGAGGGTTTTCTGTTTACTGTTTCAATCGACGTATAAAGGAACCGCATCATGAAAAACACTTACAAAATCGAAGTAACCGATACGTTTGGAGGCGAGGCCAATTATTGTTGGGTTAGTCGGTACACAGTTAAGGCCAAATCCATACGTGGTGCATATTGACCAGCATAGTCGGCGAATCCCTCGATCTGTAACCTCAAGCCTTCAACCTAGATCCCGGCCCAGTGCCGGGATTTTTTGATCCCGGAGAATCCACACCATGAATGACACCACGTTTACTGTCCGAATCCGTGAAACCATGGCCAGGCTCGACCTTGACGAACCCCGGGCCGCTGCTTACTTCGGCGTCCCCGTCTTCACCCTTCGCAAGTGGACCACGGGCGAACGCGAACCCGGGGCCGCAGTGGTCCGGCTGCTTGACGTGCTGGGGATGGTCGAAGCACTGGCCCCCGCGCTGCATGATTCTTTTTTGCCGCCCGTGTCGCAGGCCAGCCCGCGCACCCGGGGACGGGTGAAAAAGTTGACCTCGGAAACTCGTCATGTCGAAAAATCCGATTCCGCCGGCTCAACCGCTTTGATCTCATAAATCGGTCATGTCGAAAAATCCGATTCTTAAGCCATTGAACCAGTCAACGGTCCCAAGTTTTAAGGCTTTGAACCAATCAACGGCCCCAAGTTCTAAGGCTTTGAACCAACCAATGAGTCAAAGAAAACGGCCCCGTGGGGCCGTTTTTCATTAATCCATCGTATCGGGGTCATAACCCTTTACCAGCTTGCGTTCTTTGCCCTTGTCGTAGGCGTAGCGGTAAATATAGTCTGCGTGGCGCTGCTTGGCCTTGATGACCTTCTCGCGGTATGCCTTGAACATGGCAGGCAGACTCGGGTTGATGGCCCACAAAACCCGCTTCTTGTGCAGTTCGTTCTCCACCTGCACAACCCAGCCAGCCTGCTCCAGCACCAGCATGGCGTCCATGACCGCCTGATCCTTCTGCCAGTCGGTCTTGCCCTCCAGTGGCCTGCGGGCTGACTTCTTGAGCGTCCGCAGGTCGATGGTCTGGACATCCCCGCTGATCTGGATGATATGGTCGATCACCCACTGGTCGAAGTCATTCGTGATGGCCCCGCCCACCTCGCCCAGTGCGTAGCGGTACGCCGGGATCACGTAGCCACGGATCAGGCTCACGACCCTGTGGACAACTTCGGCCTGCACCGTGGGCATGAAGGGCGACTCGATGATGTGGAACAGCAAGATCAAGCGGCCCGCCAAGCCTTCCAGCTTGCCGAAGGCCGTCATGTACTCGGTGCCTGAGTCCAGCACCCGCTCGTCCTGTTTGGCCTCCTCGTACCATGCTTGGAACTCGCGGAAGGCTGTGAATGCTTCTGTGGACAAGTGGTAGATCTGAGGCGGCAGCGCGTAGGTCAGGCGCAGAGTGTTCTCCCACGCTGCCGCGCTGGTCATGTACTCGGGGATCGGGTGGCCCAGCTTGGTCTTGCGGGCACGAAGGATGGCGGGTATAAACCGCTGCAACAGGCCATCCGCTGCGAGAGAGGCCAAGTTTTGCCTGAACACTTGAGGCTGGATGTTCCCGTAGATGCTGACGGCCAAGTTCTCGCAGTAGATCGAGCCAGCACCCACCCGGTCCATCTCGTAGTGTTCTGACTCGTAGCTGACAACCCACGCGCTGCGATCTTCGCCGCTGGTCTTGTCTGTCAGCTTGCGGACCCATGAGTTCATCTCGTCGAGATGGCACAGCAGGCCACGGGGACGGTCTGCCGCTTGGCGCACCAGCTTCTGACTCGTGATGTCGCTGACCGTGATCTTGAGCGGCACGGGCTGCGGTGGCATCTCGGGCACCGTGGGGGCTTGGTCACCGCCCAGCATGGCCTCGGGGCTGGCCGAGAACTCCAGAAATGCCTTCTTGGCGCTGGAGTACGCCGCCTCTTTGCCCTCCCAGTCGAGCAGTTCCTTGCTGTACCGTGGCCGGTCCTCGGCCTCGATGTTTTTGAGCGGGGACAGCATGGGTCGGGAGCCGGGGGATTTTTTATCCGCTGGATCGCCAAGGGTCATCAACCACAGCACAGGCGGCACACGGAACCCTGGCATGAGTTCGAGCCGGATGCGGGCGTCAATCACCCCGCAGACAGCGGCAAGCCCGGCGAACAAAGGGACCAAAGGGTCACAGCCCACGCTTTCGCTGATCTCCTGCGACCGCTGGCGCAGGATGCCCGGCCACAGATTCATGTCCATCTCGGGCGGCTTGGGGCGCAGCCCATCGAGCACATCCAGCGGCTCCATGACCGGCACCTCGACCTTGCTGAACAACTCGGACGCATCGGGCAGCGGCCGCACCCAGCCGTGCTGCTTGGCAATGTGGAACAGTGTCCCCAACTTGACAGCGGTTGCCTTGTCGGGCCGGAAGCTCATCCACTGCGTCAGGATCTCGCGCTCCCCGGGGTACTTGACCTGCGCCGTGGCACTCCACTCGTTCCACAGTTGCAGACCCTGCTCAAGCTGGTCGGTCTGGGTGCCCGCCCAGTGCAGGGCCATCCCGATGCTGATCCACTCGTCACGAGAGCAGTCAGCAGGCACGGCATCGAGGGCTTGG